TCTAATTGGTATGGAAATGAGAAGACCTTTTGGGTACAGACTCATGGCTACTAATAGAGAAGCTGCTAATAGAAAAGTAGAAGAAGAGACTAGCAGAATTACTGAGTATGTAGTTCAAAGTATTATGGCTCCTATTAGACAAAAGAAAGAGCAGGAGTATCAGGAACAGATGAAAGGCAGACAACTTACTGACCAAGAGCTTCAAGAAATGCAAGCTAAAATGGAAGAAGAGATTGAAGCCATGACTCCGGATAAGGTTAGAGCCTACATGAAAAGAGACCACAGAGATCCTTCTGAAGTACAAGGTCAACAGATTTTGAACTATCTTATTCAAAAATTAGACATAAAAAAGAAATTCAACAATGGTTGGAAACATGGACTTATCTCAGCTTATGAGGTTTATTGGTTAGGGATAATCAATGGAGAACCTGCAATGAAAGTTGTAAACCCGGTAAGATTTTCATGTGACAAAGCTTCTGACCTTGATTACATAGAGCAAGGGGAATGGGCTGCAGCTGAATACAGAATGCACCCTTCTCAAATTGTTCAAACCTTTGAACTTACAGACCATGAGATAGATACTCTCTGGAGAAACTACAATCACCATATTACACAAAGGGTACATGATAACCTTTTTAACTTTGATGAGTACCTTACTTATGAAGATAAAAACTCAATCAGAGTATTACATTGTGTATTTAAAGGTCTGAGAAAAATTGGATGGTTAGACTACTATGATGAAGATGGTGTTCTACAAACTAAGTTCATGGTTGATGAAACCTATAAACTTAATAAAGAGAATGGGGATGTTAAAATAACTTGGGAATGGATTCCTGAAGTATATGAAGGGTATAAAATTGGTATGCATATCTATAAAGAAATGAGACCAATTCCTGGGCAATTTAAAGATATGGATAATATCTATAAATGTAACCTTCCTTATTATGGTGCTATCTATGATAACATCAATTCTCAACCTACATCAGTAATGGATAGAATGAAAGTGTATCAGTACTATTACAACATTGTAATGTACAGATTAGAACTTCTTTTAGCTTCTGATAAGGGTAAAAAAATCTTGATGAACATCAATGCAATCCCAACAGATTCTGGAATTGACTTAAAGAAATGGCAATACTTCTTTGAAAGCACTCCTTTCATGTGGTACAACCCTGATGAAGAGGGAATGAACCAATCTGATGTAAACACTATTGCCAAAACCTTGGATCTATCTTTAGCTTCTGATATTGCAAAGTACATTGAACTTGCAAACTACTTGGAGCAAAAATGTGGTGTCTCAGTGGGTATCACTGACCCTGTCTTGGGCCAAACCTCTGTATCTGAAAGAGTAGCCAATAATCAACAAAATCTTGTACAGACTTCACACATGTTGGAGCCTTACTTTGACTTACACAATTGTATCAAAAAGAATGTTCTTCAAGGATTGGTGGATATGGCTAAAGTAGCTTATGCTGATTCTGATAAGAAAGCTATTTCTTATATCATGGATGATATGTCTCAAGAGATGCTACAAATGGATGTCAACTTACTTAATGAAAGTACTCTAGGTCTTTTCATGGAAGATTCTTCTATGTCAGAAGAAATTAAACAGACTATTCAACAATTGGCTCATGCTGCAATGCAGAATCAAAAAATTGAATTATCTGATGTACTTAAGGTTATTAAACAAGATTCTATACAAGAAGCTGAAGAAGCTTTACTTGTGTCTGAAGAATTAAGAGCCAAAAGAGACCAGGCCACTGCACAAGCTCAAGAGAAAGCTAAAGCAGACCTTGAAGCTAAGGCTCAAGCTCATGAAGAAAAAGCATGGGCTCATGAAGGAGACATGATTGTTCTTAAAGAAGAAGAAAGAAGAAAAACTGTTATACAACAACAAACTATTCTTTCTATGGGATTTGATACTGATAAAGATACAGACAGTGATGGAGTACCTGATGTACTTGAAGTAGCTAGACATGGAGTTGATGCTGAGATTAAAAGAGCACAAGTAGCAAACCAATCTAAATTGATAGATCATCAAATAGAAAATGACAAAGAAAAAAATAAACTTAAAGCAAAAGAAATAGCTCAAAAGGGAGCTACCAGTAAATAAAGGCTATTACATTCTAAATGTAATACCTTCATTTTAAAAATGTAATTTATTAAATAATTAAACTTAAATTTGTCACAATTATGAGTGGAACAGAGAAAACCATTGACCAGTTTGCAGGTTGGGAACAAGAATCCCAACAACATGATTTTTTTGGAGAGACTAATCTAGTAGAAGATGTTGTCTCAACAGTAACAAATGATGATATAACTGAGGTAGCCAAAGCAGAAGAAGTGAAGGCTAAAGAAGTAGAAACAGAGGAGCAAGAAAAAATTGATGAGCAATTCAAAAGTTTTGAAAAAAGTGCACCTAAGGTTTCAGAAGAAGAGGATGATGAAACTTCAACAGGGGATGCAGGGAAAGAAACAAAACAACCTGTAACTAAAGTTGGAAACAAACAAACTCTAGAGTTCTTAAAAGAAAGAGGTTTAGTAGCCTATGAGGTAGCAGAAGGTGTTGAACTTTCTGAAGATGAAGCTGAAAACATCCTAGAAGATAGTTGGGAAAAAGCTGTAGAGAATGAAGTTGAAGCTACAATTAAAGATTTACCACAAGATGTTAAAGATTTAATTAAATATGCTTCTAAAGGTGGTAATGTAGGAGAGTTGCTTTCTAAAATGATTACTCATGCAACTTCAGGTATCACTAAAGATAGTGACATTACAGATGAGACCACACAAGTTCTTGCTATTACAATGGATCTAAAAAGCCAAGGCTATGACCAAGAATATATAGATTCTCAAGTAGAGTTCTTGAAAGATAATGGAAAACTTGGTATTATCAGTGAGAAAGCTTATAATAAAATTATAGCTAAACAAGAAGCTGACACCCAAGGACAAGTAGCACAAGCTGCTCAATTAAAGGAAAGTAGAAAAAAACAAGCTAGAGAGTACAAATCAAATATTACTACTCACATAGGAAGTTTAACTGAAATAGGAGGATTGCCGGTATCTAAAGAGGATAAAGCTACACTCCCTACTTACATTTCAGAACCAACAGTAGAATTACAAGATGGTAGATTTGTAAGTGAATTACAAGCTGGTCTTTTTAAAGTTATGGCAGACAAGGATAAGATTGTCCTATTGGCTAAACTAATTAAATCAGATTTTGATTTCAGTTCAATAGCTAGAAAGCAAGCAACAACTGCTGCTAGAACATTAAAACAAGCTGTTGACAGAGGAGATGCTAAGACACTTAACAACACAGAATCAGGGAGTCACAAACCAAGCAAGAAAGCCCTCTGGGATATGCTAGAGGAATAATTATTAATAACTAAACTAAATTCAAAATGGCTACATTAGGAAGTAAGCTTCTCGTAAAAGAGATGGAGTGGAATGCTAACATGACTGAGCAATCTCACTTAGGTGCTGCTTTAATTGCTAAACCACACAGAATTTTAGGGGAAATGGACAAGCTGTTCTCAGCTCAGAACTATTACTCTGATAACCCAATGTCTTCTTTGTTGATGGGTAATACTAAGACAGAAGAGACAATTGGAAATACTGAATGGGAATGGGAATTGAAAGGTGCTAACACAAGACCATTGGTTGTTGTGGAAAATGTTGAAGCTGTGGGTAACCTTACCCCAGGAAAATTCAAGAAAACCTTCAAAATCAAACTTGATGAGAACTGGTACTTACCAGGGGATGTTATCATGCCGGGTACTTCTAACAAGAAATACCAAGTACGTGTACAGAATCAAGGACAGAAGCATGGAGATGGAACTGTTTACACAGTTAGAATGAACTCAGATGACCCACAAGCATTCATGCCTGTGAAGTATTTGAAACCAGGACAACAATGGGGTAAATTATTCTCTCAATATGAGGAAGCTGCTGAGCAATCAGGTTCTACTGTTTTCAGTTTACCTATTGCATTCAGAAACAGAATGTCTAAGTACAGAAAAGAATACAGAATTACTGACTATGCTTCTACTGAAGTTTTAGCTGTAGCTATTCCAGATTCTAAAGGTGCTTACCACAATTCTTGGATGAGATATGCTGAGGTTGAATACTGGCAACAATGGTACAGAGAGGTAGAAAGAGGGTACTGGTACTCAAGATCTGCAGATACTGTATTAGGAGCCAATGGAAGACCTGTAAGAATGGGACCTGGAATCCAAGAGCAATTGGAAGATTCTCACCAACACAGATATTCTCACTTAACTGCCAAGTTAATTGAAGAGTACTTACAAGACATCTTCTACTCTAGAGTTAAACCAGGAGCTGGAAGACAAGTTAAAGGTTTCACAGGAGAGTATGGAATGTTACAATTCCACAGAGCTATCCAAGATTGGCAAAACAAATCAGGGTTCATTAAAAATATTGAGGTTTACACTAACAAAGTGGCAAACTCAGTACACACTAATGCCTTGGAAGCTGGTTACCAATTTGTGAAATACAACATGGCAAATGGTGCCTCTCTTGAGTTGATTCACAATCCTCTTTATGATGATAGAGAAATCAACTTTGAAATTGATGAAGTTACAGGTTTCCCAATTGAGTCTCAAAGAATTACATTCTTAGACTTCTCAGGAGAATCTAAAAATAGCAACATCAAAATCATGAACAAGAAAGATGGTTTTGCCTTTACCTATGTTGAAGGTATGTATGGTCCTTATGGCCCTAAAAATGGTGGTTCTTCTGCACACTCTGGTTCTTACTATGAAATGCACGTTGAAAAATCATGTGGTATCCATATCCATGACATTACTAAGTGTGGGGAATTGATCTTGTCTCGTAACTAAGACTTATATACAACTACTAAAAAGCTCCTGTAACAAGGAGCTTTTGGTGGTAAAGGGAAAAAGGTTTTCCTTAAACAAGTTCATTAATTTAAAGAGAAAAAATTATGGCATCAATTCAAGTTGAAGTTAGACCTATTGAGTCCAAGAAGTGGCACAACAAAACAGGTCAAGAGTCTTTTACAAGAGCAAAAAAGATTCAAGCATTAGTAGATCCAAGCACCATGAAGTATGCTACAGGACTTACAGAAGCAGACAAAAAAGAATTAGTAAAAAAAGGAGTCAATTATGATTTGACTGACAACTACAATTCTGAAACCCCTCACCCATTTTGGGATTCTACTATGGCAATTGTCAAGTTAGAAAACAACACAATGTTCTATGACATGGCTAATGCCTTAGATTTTATCAAAATCCGGGTAATGAAAGCAAGTAAGTTTGTTGCCAATTCAATGGCAGAATATGACTTAGGTATGTGGCCAGAAGCTACTCATGTTATCTATGATGAAGCAGAGCAAGCTCAAGTTACAGCAAGTAAAGTGGAAACTAAAAACACTGCTATTATTGAAGCTTCTAAACTTAGTTTAGACAGAAAAATAGAATTGATTTTAGTTCTTGGGGGTAAAAATATGAAGAACCAATCAGCAGATTTTGTGGCTGTTGAGTTAGACAAAGTATTGAATGCAGACCCAGCTGAGTTTTTAAGAAACTTAAAAATGGACAAAAAACAAGTGGCTTCACATGCTCTTGTATTGGAAGCATTACAAAAATCAGTACTAAGAAGAGAAGGACAAAGAATTTTCTATATGGATTCTCCTTTAGGTATTGATGAAATAGAGGTAGCAGAATACCTTGCAAAAGAAGAAAATCAAGACATCAAACTCTTGATATTGTCAAAAATTAATATCTAAGACTTATGACAACTAGGGAAATGCACTATGATTTTAAAAGAAAGTTCAACAAAGTGGACAGTCAGAAGAACAAGAACTTTCTTGTTCCTGAAATTGACTGGTTTCTAAATGAAGCTGCTGAACTGTTTGTAAAAAGAGTTGCACAACCTAAAGCTGATAATGGTCTTGGATTTGAGATGTCACAAAGGTTAGTTGAAGACATCAAAACCATTGTTGTTGGAGGTACTTGGTTACCTGTAACTAATAATGTAATAACTCTTCCCACAGATTATAATTATTTTGTAAGATGTAGAGTTAAGCTTAGTAAAGGCACCTGTAAAGAAAAAGAAGGAGTCCTTTTTGTTAGAGAACATAATGACCTCTTTGAAGAGAGCCAATTTTACAGTAGCTCTTTTGAGTGGAGAGAAGTAAATGGAGTTTATGAATCTCAAGGTATCCAATCTTTTACAGATGGAACCTTTACAATAGATAAAGCAAAGTTATCATATATCCGTAAAATGGCTTATATGCACAATGCCCAAGACTATGGTCTAGGGTCATATATGCATCCCTCAGGTGTAACCTTAACCGGTTCTGTAAATTGTGAACTCCCAGAACACACTCACAGGGAAGTTGTAGATATAGCAGTAATGCTTGCTTCAAGTGAGGTACCAACCTCAGACTTACAATTGAAAATGAGTAAGTTGAATTTTAATCAGATTGTTTAATTAAAACTTTAATGCCATGAGCAACAGAAACAATGACGTTTTTCAAGTGTTACCAGTTACAAACTGTACACTTTTGCCTGCTGGACAAGCAGTTGAGACCTTAGCAGTAGGTCAATTAGGAGCTTTTGATGCTGACACTATGTTGTCTGTATCTCCAGCAACTACCCCACAACCAAAGAGCATTTTCTTTGCAGTTGGAAAAGAAGACTTGAATGGAAATTTTGACATCAGACAATCTGCTGGGCAAATGATCCAAAGACAAGGAGTAGTAGGATATACTGAAAAAGAGTGTACAACAGGTTCTCCAATGATTGTTACTGTAGGTAACTTCAGAGCTGAGGCTGACACTGAATATGGTATTAGAATTGAATTCAGAAATGCAAAAATCAACAGAATCCAAGGTTACAATCAATTTAGTAAAGCTTTCTTGGTTAAGACTCCTTGTGCTGATGATTGTGCTGCTGGATGTGGTTCTTCTGACCCTAATGTATTGACACAACTTTTCATTGAAAATATCAACTCAGATATTTCTAAATTAGTATTGGCTTCTGCTGTTGCAAGACAAGAGTTGACTATTCTAGTACATGGAACTTCTGTTGACTATGCTATTGGAGATGAAGTTTCTGCTGCTGATATTGATGCTTTAATCTTGTTCAACTCTACTGCTGTAGCTGCTGACCAAGTATTCACAGACATCAAATTAGTAAGTCAACCTATGGGAATTGCTTCTTACTGTCAAGTAAACTTGCATTACTACAAATTATTAGAAACAGTTCTTGTTGTTTCTTTAATTGAAGGGTTCAGTTGCTCTGGTGCAACCACTGTAAATGAATACCCTGTGTATGCAGAAGGTACTGGATATAATATCCAACAAAAAGAATATCATGCTTCAGGCTGGGCAGGTTCAGGTCCTTACAAGTTATCTCAGGTAACTGGGACAGCTAAAGGGGACATTGAGTACTTATCTGATAAGAATACAAATTATGACCAAATCATTTTGGAATATAATATGACTTCTGAATCAGGTTGGAAAGAGTATAGCAATACTTTGAGTACTGTATTTGCTTTCCCTTGTGGAGACTGTACTTTGTCAACTACTATTACTAACTTTTTGAAAGCCTTTATCTCAGGAACTCCTGCAGCTTGAGAGACACCTCAAAAGTAGTAAAAGCTATTACATAAAAACATCTCTATTTACTTAGAGATGTTTTTTTATTTTGTATATTTGAACCTGTTAAATACCTATCTATCATGGCTATAAATTATACCTATACAAAGTATAAAGATGTTCACTTTTTAACTAATGGTGAACTAGTTCCTTTAAACTATGTAGTAAATAAAATCTCTTGTGACTCAAGTATCTCACTTGCACAAGGCATCATTGGTGCAGAAGAAATAGTATCCATACCTTTTAAAACAGATGGGCAATACCAAATTGTATTGACTAAACAAGGAGATGTTCCGGAAACAGTATATGTACCTAACATCTACTACTATAACAATCTGTTACTTTCATTTATTTCTGTAGTTCAGAATGTATTATGTGGATGTAGCAAATCTAGAGATTGTCAAGAAGGAACTCTTTGTGAAGATTACTTAGATGCTTATTCAAAAGCTTTTGCTTATGCTTCTTTAAATGATCCAACCTATAAACTTTATCTAGATATTGTAACTAAAGATGCTGCTTGTTCTTTTTCAGATGCAGTTCTTTGTGGAATGTTGAATGAAAAAGTATATGGTAATCAAGATGCTAAAGATGTTATGATTAGAGTATTAAGTTACTACTATTGTGCTTTTTACTATAAAGATAAATTCTTAGCTTCAGACACTTCTGAAGAAGAGTATGTTTCTTATAAATACAAATTTGATGTAATCTCTAAGTGTATGAGAAAATTAGGCATAGACCCTGCAGAAGCTATTAATGCTTTTGAAAATGACACTATTGTTTATTTCTGGCAATTACAGAATACTGAAGATGATATCACTCAAGTACTACCTCTAATTACTTTAGACTATTTACAAACTAAAGCAAGCCTCCCTTTCTCTAGTTTTGAGCAAGGACAAATAGTGGCTTACTCTGCTGTAGGAAGAATTGTTTTTGCAATTGCACCTACACAAGTACAAAACTTTACTGTTACAGATAGTTTAAATAATGATATTACAAATGATTTTGATGTTCATTATGACCCTATTTATTCTGTAGCAACTTTTGTTTCTAAAAATGTAATGTCTTATGGAGATATTTATTTTAAATTTAAAAAACTAATCTAAGATGAACTACAACAATATCATTACAGGACTTAGAGTACAAACACAGATACCTTTAGACTATAAAGGTTTTGTTCAGAGTGAGGCAGCCTTAGTTAATCTAGGGGTAGCTGATAACTTGGCATACACTTACTACAAAGGATTAATCTTTTATTGTAAAAATGAAGGAACAAGGTATGAGTGGCAAGAAGTACTCACAGGACAAGAAGATACAGGTCTTAGAGAAACTGACTTTGTATATCCTGCTGACTTTGTTGTAGATGGAGTAGTTTACTCTAATAAAAGATACAATTTTTTTACTACTATTGCTCCTATATCTACATTAGATGAAGTACTAAATGCTGGAAATACCTCTAGTAATTCAATTGTATTAACTGGTTTTGTAGAAGGACAACCTTCTACTGCAACTTTTTCCGGAACTGGAATTGTTTTAGCTACTCCTTCTAATGGAACTTCTTTAACTATTACAGACTCTCAACTTAATGCTGTAGGTCCTGGAGCACTAACTACTATTAAATTTCAAACTCCTTCAGGGAAGACTCTTGAATTTTATACTCCCAATAAACCAACAGGTTCTTATACTTTAGCTACAACTGAAGATTATACTCTCCAAGCTGTATTAAATAATGGGACTTATGCTATTAAAGGTGCTGACAACATAGCTGTAATTTTAGAACCTTTAGGAGCAGGGCCAGAAGTTATGTCTATGTTTAAATCTACTCTTTCTACTAATGCAAGTACTTATGCATGGATAGGAGTAGATCCAGAAACAAGTTTTTTACAAGGAGTTATAACTGGAAAATACGGATCTTTTACAGTAGATAAAGGTGAACCTAAAATCTACAGAATAGATACTGTAAATAGTTTTACTACAACAGTAAGTTTTGCTGTTCCTTTGTCTTTATCTAACTTAGTTTTTCCTGCTAAAGCAGCAGCTGGAACTTATACTATTTCTACTCTTGATGACCTCCTTTTAGAAAAAACAGGAACAGGAGTATTTCTTAGAGGAAGAACTCCAGCTAATTATGGAACTCCAGGAAGTAGGTCTTTTGATATAAGTTATAATTCCTCTCCTTCTGTAGGAACTCCTTATGGAGCCACAGGTGCTTATTCTTTTGCAATGGGAAGTAAAGTTACTTCTAGCGGATATGGGGCTACTTCTTTTGGTTATATTATTGATAATGGAGGAACAGGAAGTTTCAATTCCGGATACAATATGTATGATAGAGGTTACACTAATTTCTTAACAGGAATTGGGCACAATGTAACTTCTATGAATGCTACAGTAGTAGGACAAGCTGCTAACATTATTACTGAATCTGTTTTAGATTTTAACACTATACCTACTAAAGCTTTATTTACAGTAGGTAATGGGACTATACAAAATGCAGACAGTGCTTACACAGTACTTACTAGAAGTGATGCTTTTAAAGTGAGATTAAATGGTTCAGTAGAAGCCCCTAGTTTAACTACAGCTTTAATTACTGCTGATGTTACAGGAAAGATTTTGATTACCAAAGAATACCTAGCTTCTGTTACTAATCCTTTTTTAAGAAGAGCTACAGTAATTATTGGAGATGTGGATGTAGTAGACCAACAGATAACAGTTACTTTTCCTACTGTAGGAACTAGCAACTATATGGTAATCCCAAGTGTAGTCTCTAATGGGGCAAGTTATGATAATGACAATGATGTTATTGTAGCAATTAAAGATAAAACTGCCACTTCTTTTAAATTCCTTTTAAGAGAAGTATCACCAAATATACAAGACATAAGTATTGATTATGTTATAGTAGCCCTTTAATATTCTGATATGTTAGAAATAGTAAAAATAAAAAAAGATGTAGCCTGGATACTAGAACAGATAAAATGTTTATTTGCTAAAGGTACCTATGCTACTGCTTGGTCTGCTGATCACACTTTACTAACTGGAGGACCTTATTTAAAAAGTACTATTGTATGGTATCAAGGTTCTATCTATAAAGCTAAATATAATAATGAAAGTGAATTACCTACTGATACTATTTATTGGGAGTGTATAGGAGAAGGCTTCTTATTGGAAGAGAAAATTCCTGATTGGTGGGCATTACCCGGCACTAAGACTTTCATAAAAAATAAACCTACAAAAACCTCTGACTTTTTAAATGATGGGGAAATTGCAGAGACACCTGACCCTTATGCTTCTCAGCAATATGTTTTAGAGAGAATTCAACAAATGGGAGGAGTTTCTAAAACTTCAGAACTTTTGAATGATGGAGAAGATGGAACACATCCTTTTATTACTTTAGAAAATCTTCCTTCCTTTCCAGATTTATCAGGGTTTGTTCCTTACATAGGGGCAACTTCAAATTTAAATTTAGGAGAATTTCAACTACTAGCAGGACAGATTACATTTGACCAAAGTCCTACACAACCTGCAGGAGTGAGGGTATTAAGATGGAATGAAACTGATGGTACTTTAGACCTTGGTTTAAAAGGGGGTAATGTTACCCTCCAATTAGGTCAAGAGACAGTAGTAAGAGTTGTTAATAAAACAGCAACTAATCTAACTGAAGCTGGGTATCAGGTTGTTTATATTTCCGGAGCCCAAGGACAAAGATTAAAAGTTGACTTAGCTCTTGCAACCTCTGATTTAACTAGTGCAGGAACAATAGGACTTGTAACTGAAAACATTTCTGTAAATCAAGAAGGTTTCATAACTTCAAATGGATTAGTTAGAGGGGTGAACACCACAGGCTCTTTACAAGGAGAAGTTTGGCAAGATGGAGACATGTTATACCTTTCTCCTACAATAGCTGGTAGAGTGACTAATATAAAGCCAGAAGCACCTTATCACACAGTTGTTATAGGTGTGTGTGTGCATGCTCATGCAAATCAAGGAAGTATTTTTGTCAAAGTTGATAATGGATATGAATTAGAAGAGTTACATAATGTTTTAATTACTGAAGCAGCAAACAATGATTTACTAGTTTATGAAGCTTCTACAACTCTTTGGAAGAACAAGTCTTTAGCTACTGTTCTTGGTTATACTCCAGCAGAAGCTACAGGAACAGCTAACTACCTTTCTAAATTTACATCAGCAAATACTTTAGGAGACAGTAACATATCTAATTCAGATAATTTTACTTTAATTAATGGAACTCCAAATATTACAGGAGTAAACCCAGTAGTGCTTCAAATAAGAGGAACCCAAACATCTTCAAACTGGACAGTAGATGCAAAATTTGCAACACTTCAATTTAATTCAACAGATACAAGTGGAATAGGAGCTATAACTAGAGGAGAAATATCTATGCATATGACTGATGCTCCAGGATCTTATTCCGATATGGTTATTGGAACAAGTGGAGTAGAGAGATTAAGAATTGCTGGAAATGGTGGTAATATAGGCATAGGGACAGGAGTTGCTCCAACAGAAAAACTTACTTTAAGAAATAATATAGTTAGACTTAGATTGGAGTCTGCAACTTCTCCAAATTCTTATTATTCTTTAATTGAAAATAACTATAGTGCAACAAACCCATTTAATATTTTTGCTAAAGACCATTATATATTTGGTTCTAGAACACTTACTAGTATTCAAACAACTTACCTATCTGCTTATAGAGATATTAACTTTTTAACAGGGTCAGCTTCAACAGGGACAGTTTCTGATGTGAGAATGGTCATTAAACAGTTAGGTAACGTATTAATTGGAACAACAACTGATAATGGTGTTGATAAATTACAAGTAACTGGTTCTATATTATCAACATTAAATTCTTCCTTTAGTGGTGTTGAAATTGGTAAAGGTTCAGGAACAGGTGTACAAAATACTGTATTAGGTTATCAAGGATTATTAAATGCAACAACTGGTCTTTCAAATGTTGCACTTGGATACAAATCATTAACATTTTTATCTGGGGCATCAAGTCAAAATGTTTCAATAGGTACTAATGCTGGTAGGTTTATTGCTGATGGAACAACATCATTAACAACATTAAATAATTCTGTTTTTCTAGGGTTTGGAACAAAAGCTAGTGGGGATGGAGAAACAAATCAAACTGTTCTTGGATTTAATCAAACCGGATTGGGTTCTAATTCAACAATTATAGGTGGATCTGGTAATATAAAAACTGCAATTGTTGGTAGATTAATGCTTGGAAGTACTACTGATGATACTATTAATCAACTACAGGTAACTGGGTCAGTTAAATCAACATCATCAGTTCAAGTTGGTAACAGTGTTGTTACAGCATCAGTAACAAATGTTGGTGCAATAAGATATAGAAGTGATGCAAATAATAGTTATATGGATATGGTAATGCAAACAGGTGCATCTACTTATGCTTGGGTAAACTTAAAAACTAACACTTGGTAATCAATAACAAATGAAACAAAATAATCATGATTAAAATTAATGAAATACCAGTAGGGTTTCCCACTAAAATGGCAAATGGAATTACAATTAGAACAATGCCTATACCTACAGATGCTGTGAGTTGTTCTACATACTATGAACTTTTTAGTGTAACTACTTCTGTAGATGAAGAAGGGGTGGAGACAGAGGTAGTTGAAAAACTAGCAGATGGCAACTCTCCATTATCCGAGGAACAGTTTGCTGCTTGGGGACAAGAGATGTCTTATGTTGAAAATATTGTTTTAGAAAATCTAGGATTAAAAAGAATATAATTATTATATTTGTGTTTTAATCCTAAATAAAGAAAACATGGACATTAAACAAGCAGTAGGAGTAGTTAAACAAGTAGTAGAAATGGCTCAAAAAGGTGGGTTATTAACTTTACAAGATGCTGTAATTACAGTACAAGCTTTACAAGTATTAGATGCATCAGTTGCAGTTACTGAAGAAGCACCTGTTGCAGAAACTTCTTCTGCAAAAGAAGTAAAAAAGTAATCAATTAAAACCTTAGAGGAATGAAATATTTACATTATGCATTAGCCTCTATCCTTGTTCTCTTTGTACCTATCTATGGCCTTTTAGGGGCCATAGCTAGTGCAATAGCACTAGATACTTTTACCGGTGTCTTTAAAAGCATTAAACTTGAAGGATGGAAATCAATTACTAGTAGAGGATTATCAGCATTAGTTAGCAAGATGTTGCTATATGAAATGTGTGTAGTCTTTTTATTTATAATTGATAAATATCTTTTAAATGAATTTATCATAAGATCTTTTGGTATAATTTATATGTTTACAAAAATATGTTCTATAGTTCTTATCTACATTGAACTAGTAAGCATTAAAGAAAATATTGAAGCATCTTATAAAATTGACATCTGGAAACTTCTTAAGAAACTGTTTATGAGAGCCAAAGAAGTTAAAAAGGAAGTAGAGGAATTAACATAATTTTTCTATATTTGTACTATGGAATTAGTACAAAAAAATTTAGAAAAACCTTTTAGTGACCTTTCTTTTAAAGAGAAAGAACACAAATATTTTGTAGGGACTACCCCTATTAAACAATCTGTCTCAGCTCTTATTGGAGAGTTTTATGAGCACTTTGATGCAAAAGCAGTTGCACCTTTCTCAGCTATAAAGCTTGGATTAACAACTGAAGAAGTATTGAAACAATGGGCTGACATTAATCAAGAGTCAAGAGATAGAGGCCACAGAGTACACAATTTTGGTGAACTTTATCAATTTGATAGAACACTAAAACCTTCCTGTCCACAAGAGGAAGCTATTGTCAAGTTCTGGAAAGATGTACCAGAACATATTATTCCTGTAGCTGCTGAGCTAAGGATGTACCACTTCAAACATTTATTTGCAGGTACAGCAGATATTATTCTATTTGACACTAAGACACAAACTTACATAATAGCAGATTACAAGACCAATAAGGACTTGCATAAAAATTTCAAGGGCAAAACTATGTTGGAGCCCTTTTCTGCTTTATTAGATTGTCCTTTAAATCACTATGTAGTTCAACTTTCTTTTTACCAAATCTTATTACAACAGATAGGTATCAAAGTAAGTAAAAGAATTATCATATGGTTGAGTTTAGAGGGAGAGTATGAAATGATTTACACTGATGATGTAACTCAAATATTAGAAGAAAACTTAAATAATAAGTAATGAAGATAGCAGAGATAACAGAAAGAATTCAATCACTTTATTCTAGAGGGGTATCTAGTGATGAATCAAGATTGTCTGACAGACATGTTTATAATAAAGCATTGACTGTTAGAATGCAACTTCTGTCTCAACAATTGAAAAAGAAACAAAAGTTAAGTGATTGGAATTATACAATAATGCCTTGTGTAGAATTGATTAAGGTTCCAAATCATGAATGTTCTTGTTTAGGTGATCTTGGTTGTGATGTGTACAGAACTAAATTCAAAATACCAAGAGTAATGACAGACTCTAGTAGACACTACATTGAATATGTAATGTCTGTAGATAGTGGTATGAAAATAGAAGAGGTAACAAGACAAGGAGTCCTTTATTTAAAAGGGAATAAATATACCGGCACCAAACCTAAATATCTATTTGAGAATGGATATTTATACTTTCCTTTAAAGAAAAATCCAGGAATAGTAAAAATCAAGTTACTTGCTGAAGACCCTTTAGAAGCTCATAACTATCCTTCTCTTTGTGAATGTACAGACTGTGATGATTGCCTACCAATTTATGATCACTCTTTTGATATTGATGGAGATTTGATTGAACCTTTAATTGATATTTGTGTTCAAGAAATTATTGTTATCTTTGGACAGAAGAAAGAAGATAGAGCTAGTAACTCAAGAGATATTCAAAGACCTGAAGGAAGTAATAGATAATGCAAAAAACTGACCTTAACATAAGAACATCCTTTAAGAGATACTCCAAAGAAGTGGAGTCTCCTATAGATATAAAGGTTTTTATAGATGTGGCTAATGGTTACATGAAATTTTTAATGGAGAAAGTATTGCAAGGAGAAGAGGTAACTTTACCTGCAAGAATGGGAACTTTATTTATACAAGGTACAAAAAGAAAATTAGCTTTTAATAAAGATGGAATCCCTTT